TCTTGGTGTTCGGTAATTGTTGCGTAAAGTGCTGGTAGCGTGTTCATCCTCCGAATGTTGCTTGTGATTCAATTTGGTTTACGTTGTTTTGGTTGCCTGTTACTTCTGTCTCCACGACATAGGCTTGTATTGGTGCGAGTTGGGCTTGTTCCACTCCTCCGAGTTCGGTTGTTCCAGCAGTTGCTTGTTGGATGGCTGGAGCAGTTGCCACTTGCGGAGCGGTTGGCGTTGCGGCACTTCCGCCAGGCACATTAGCAGAGTTTAATGTTGAAACTGCCGAAGCAATACCAGCAACAACCGCAGCGACCCCCGTAGCAATAGCCACAAGGTTGCCTGGATAAGGCACACTCTGAGCCTGTGCAATCGCCCCGACTATTGCCTTTGCCGTATCGATAGCTATCTGAGCAACTGCAAGAGTTTTCTGTAATGCGACCGCCTCTTTTGAGTTGTTGCCACTTGCCGTAACAAGTTGGTCAATTGCTCCAAGAATAGAACCAGCCGCAGTCAGACCGTCTTCTCTTAGTTTTCGTTTATCAGCTTCAGCCTTCTTTACATCCGCAACCGCCTTATCTTCAATTGCCTTTTGTTTCTTTGCGTGTTCTTCAAGAATTGCAAGTTCTTTGTCTCTTCCTTCTTGTTGGATTGCTATTATTTCAGCATCCGCAATCTGTCGAAGGTTAGCCTTTAACTCTCTTGCTTGTGCGTCCTCTTCAACTATCTCCGCAAGTTTGCGCTCAAGGTTTGCGTCAATCTCCATAATTCTACGGAGTTCCTCATCTTGAATTAACGCAATACGCGATTCTTTTAACTGTTCAAGAAGTTCGAGCTCCTTTTTGTTTACATCATCAAGCCTCTTCTGTTCTTCATCTGCCCGTTGCTTTCGCTCTGTTTCAATCTCACGTTCTAAGCTATTAAGTTCGGTCTTTAATCTTCTGTTAAGGTTCAAAGATGCAAGCTGAACCTGTGCTACCTTTGCCTCTTGGTCAGCTATTTTTTGAAGTGTTGCCTCATCTGACTCGTTAAGCGAAGTTTGTTCTTTCATTATGCGCAGCCTCTCCTCCTCGTTGGCAAGTTCTCTTGCCGTCAAATCTGCCTCTAAAGCCGCTGCCTCTTTAATTTTGGCAATTCGTTCTTCTGCCGATTTTGTTTCATCTTCAGCCGCAAGTCTTGCCTCCGCAATTGTCTTTAAAGTCTTGGCTCTTTCAACTCCGAGTTCCCTTTCTTGGAGTTTAACTTGGTTCATTGCTCTTTCGAGTTCAATAGCCGCTTTGGTGTCTTTTACTATTTCATCTCCAAGACCAGTAAAGCTGTTCTTTAACGTATTGACAGCACCTTTAAAATCACCTTTGAAGAACTGAACAAAGGACTGACCAAGCCCTACCATTGCGTCCTTTACAACTCCAACAACAGCACCGACCGCAGCCATTGCAATTCGTAACTTCTGTGCTCCTCTTTCTGTTTCCGTAAAGTAAGCAACCAAAGAACCTATAACCACAACCAAAGCCCCAAGACCCGTCGCAATCAACGCACCTCTCAAAGTTTTTAGTGCCGCTATACCCGACTTGATACCTCCGACCATAGACTGGAATGCTTGAGCTGCTCTGCCTATCGGTCCGGGTAAACTTGCGGCTTGTTTTCCAGCAGCATCAAATCCGCTCTTTATTTGGTCGGTCGACTTCTTTGCTTGTTGCTCAACTCCTTTAAGTTCATTCTTAACCTTGCCGAGATTCTTATCCGCACCATCAACTTTAACGTCTACCTCTATTGCAACCTTTGTAGCCATTAAGCTGGGATAAGTCTGTAGTTAACGAAAACGGTAATGTCGGAATCTCCAGCAGTTGGGTTTCCAATTAATGTTGAAACTTGAAGAGCCGCGTTGGAAATCAACTGTGTCGTTGTTGCTGTTGTTGTTGCTATCTCTGGCAGTTTCTTTGTTGTCGCAACTGTGGCATTGATTATTGCGGCACCATACTGTGCAGTTGTTGCTCCATTCGTTATCAACTGAATGAATGTATTGGTTGCGTATGCCGCGCTGTTGAAGTCAATTTTAACACTTGCAGAAACGACCTCAATGGCGTAGCCAGCAACCGCACCGACAATAGTAATAGGCGTGGAGTTCAGTGTTAGAACGTCCGCGCTTGCAATTGTCAAAGAAGCTGAACCGCCCAAACAAGTTACTCCGTTGTCGTCCCGCGACCAAAGAACTCCATCGGCTTGGTTAAAGAACAACTCACCTTTGTAGATGTCCGTAGCTATCCAAGTGCCGTCCGTGTGGTCGTTTGAACTTGGTACTGTTGGAACGGTACCTGTAATGGTTGACCGCTTAATTTTAATTCGTGAATCCTGTGTTGCCATTAGTCGATGCCTCCTTCTATGTTATAAATAGATATTTCTGAAAATTGTGTCTGAACGATATCCTCTCCGCCATCAACCGTAAAGATGTTCGTGCCTCCATTTAATGCCCGTACCTCATTCTCTCCACCCTCCAAAACCTCCACGTTGTCTTGTTGCTTTCCGTTGATGTAAGTGGTGTTTGACTGGGTTACAATTACGCCATTGGTGTTAATGAGTTGGACGTTATGAAGCCCTCCAATTACCTCGTTATCGTTGCCGAATATGGTAACATTCTTCGAGCCTTCTCCGATAGTGTTTCTACTTCCAACCACTTTGAACGCCGTAACGCTCTGCCCTACGTTATTCTCCGCTCCGCTCACCTTGCCCTGAAATGGCGGGTATTTGTTGCCGTTGGTCTTGATTTCGGTGGAAGGGGATGGCATCTTTTCCTTCCCCAAATAACCACCAGCGTTAAGGCTTCTGTCCGACTTTTGGAAGGTAACGGGTTCTTTGATTTTTATCAACTCGACCTTCGTCAATCCCTCCTTAAAAGGGTTGTAGTTCATCACCTTGTTGAGCCTCCAGTAACTGTTATCTATTACGATTTGGTCGCGGAAATCTAAGGTGTTGATGTCCGTTGGTTCAAGGTAAAACATTGCCGTCATTACCTTGCTGTCTTTATCCGTTACCTCGTTGATATAGTTGCGGTGATAAATGTTGTAAAGGTTCGCGTTCGTTACTTGGAGCGTTCCCGTGAAGGCATTAGCTTGGTAATATAATTCATAGGTTAGCCCGAAGTTGATATCTATCGTTGGCGTTATCGGGTTGTCCCAATGTCCCGCATAAGGGTAGGTATTGAAAGCTGCCAACAAAGGTATATTCTGCTGGTTTGCATTGGAGTAAGCAAAAACCCATTGCGGATTACTTGGAAGCATTCCTCCCCATTGCAAGATTCGGACATTCGAATCTGTCTGCTTGTATCCTTCCTCAATGTCTGAGTCGTAGATTGCTCCTATTATTCGACTTGATGGTTTGTCGTTTATGAGCGGAGTAGGTGAAAAGATTATTTCTGTTTCCTTTGAACTCTGTACGAAATCGTTATCTATTTCGACCCTTGCCCTTCCGTAAACGTGTCCTCTGTTGGATTGGTAGCGTTCGTTATAATAGTCCCCATCTTCTGAGTAGGTGTAGATGTATTCCCTGTCCGTTAGAACTCCCAAAGGTTCAAGGGTTATATCTCTGTCCCTTGCCAGCTTATACGTCCAGTCCTTTGTGCTTCCTTGTGAGTAGAACGTGTCGCGGGTTTCAATGAGTAGGTTGCGCTCGTTGTTCGGGTCGACCTCAACATAAAGGTTGAACATCTGAAGCACCGAAGTGAACAATTCGCTCATCTCAACAATTGGTACGATGGCGTTGAAGTCAACATCTTGATGCTCCAGTAGAGTGTTGTTTTCAGCCGTGACTCTGAAGAAGCCGTTAGCCTCCATTTCGTACTCGTCAAAAATCACATCGGTAAACACCCCATCACCACCAAAGAAACCAGTTGTAACGAATACGTTTGGAATAAAGAGTTCAGTATATAGGTAGTTCCCTTGATTTATGTTAACGCTCTCAGCACTTGCGTAAGATGTTTGGTTTACAGTTGCACCAAGAGCCATATTTGGGAATAGAACAAAGTCGGTAGAGTTCTCGTTAACATACCCTTGAATACTGTCGAACCGCTTGATGTTGTGTTTAAATAATGGGGCAGCCATCGAACCATAAAGACAATCGAAACCAGTAAACGCAAGCCCAACAGAGTCCCTATATGATTGGCTCGCAATACAGTTGTCAATTATGTATTGAAGTTCCGCGTCCGAATCAACTCCCGCATCAAGGTCTCCAGTTAATGTTGTAAGCGTTTGGTTTGTTGATACATCGCTTTGAAGTTGCGCGCCCGTTATGTGGTTGTAAACATCACAATTACCATTCGGTAAAATCTCATAACGGTATGTAATTGGGACTCCACCCGCAGCAGACCAGCTAAAGAATGTCCTTTTTGTTCGCGTTACTTCGTAGTCTACAACACTGGTAACCGTAGACACCGACTCGAATGAAGTCAAGTATATGTCTTGGTTTATGTCTATGTTATTGCCAGCATCATAAACAACTGTCGAAAAATCGAAACGGTGGGTATAGCCATTAAGTGCGCTGAAAGTAAGGTATGTCAAATCAAGAACGTCAGGACTTGTGACCGTTACCTCTGCGTTGCGGAGGTCTGCTTGAGCATCCGACAGAAGGTTCTCTTTAACCTCTCCAATTATGAGCCTCTCAAAGAGTGCGGAGTTAAAAAATGAACTGGTGTAGGTGAACCCAGCAAAGTCGAAGATTCGATTGATAACGCTTTTTAGTTTCAAGAATGGCTTGAACTGAGTTACTCCATAAATGCGCTCACCTGACCCATTGTATTCGAAACTCGTTCCATTATCCAACATCGGGTAAACGTAGTCATCCGTGAAGTTCCAACTGCTGGTAATATTGGCGTAGTTGTATGCGTGGTTAAGGTCGCTAAAATCTATGTAAGGGTTTCCGTTCTCATCCACCCCATTAAGTTCCTTGTCGCCAATTACCGAAAAGATGTTTAGCAGCTTACCGATAAACACCACCTCGTAAGTATAGGCGTGTCCCTTCTGAACTATCTTACGAAGCTGGACAACTCCAGCCATGACCTCCACCCCGTCAGCTATTACTCTCGCTTCAGCTTTCTTATTAGGGTTGAAATTAACGCTAATGTTAGTAGTGTTAGCATCGTAATTGTTTGAGATGTTAACATCGTATATATGCCCGAAGAGTTCATCGTTGTTCTTCGTAGCTGGGCACTTGATGGTCTTGGAGTACTCCGTGCTTCTCTTCTCAGGGTTACGGATGTCGGCAATGCCGTAGTTGAAGGAGAAATCGAAACCCTCAAATACGTCTAATTTACGACCCTCTATTCTAACCTCAACCACGTTGTCTGCGATTTGATAGTGAGTAATTCAGTTCGAAAGTGTACTGCATCAACTTATCATTAAGGCTCGTCTTGCGTTGGATTCTTCGCGGGTCAATGTTAACCGCTATCAGTTCGTTGTTCTCCTCGATGTATACGCTCGGAGACGTTGCCAAATCTTCCAGCCAAAGGCTTTCGTCCTCTGTTAAATAATCAGTGTTTACCGTTACCTTCTTGTTTAGTGCCACGTTGTATTCTGTCGTTCCTCTTGCTTGCTTATCGTAGCTGTAGGTGTTGCCTGTCCAATCATGGTGCTGCTGGTCAAAGGTGTCCTTCTTTATATCTGTCGTGTGGATGGACTTCATGTAGAAGTTGAACGCATCATACCCGCCTAAACGGTTAAGCCAATGCACCCTAACCTCGTTGTACTTTGAGCAAGTTTGGTTGACGTTGAAGGTGAAAGCCTCAGATGTCTGCGCGTTGGTGTTGTCCTCCAAATGGATGGTATAGGATGCCGCGCCAACAAGAGCCGTTGAAGGTGTCGAGCCAAGTAGCGAATCGGTGTAGAGTGCTGGGTCGATGTTCCCAATGTCGTACGTCCCGACTGGAATACGGAAATAAATCTTGTCCCAAGAATCAGCCACCGTGATGTTGTTGTCTACGATGCCATCAGCTAAAAGCGACCCTGTGCCGTTATAACCTGAGTATGCTTTTATGTTGTATTGATAAGCCCCGAATCGCTCATTTGCTATGAAGTAAAGATGGTAGCTTTGGTCGCTGTCTATTCGGATAGTTCGCGGGGAATCGGTCAGAAATTTCTTGGTAACGCTTGGCGTGTTGTTGATGATGTAGTCGGTATAGTCAAAGTCCAGCCATTCAATCTCGTTACGAACCCCATTCCATACGCTCTTAACCTTTGAAATAAATAGGTCGCCATTTTGATATACACCGCTCGCGTCTTTCTCCTCCTCTTGAATAGCTAAGTAATACTCCTTGTGCATCTGATTCGACACGTAGAACCCGTTATGGTTCGCGCCCTTTATGTCTACCTGACCTTTGACGTAAGACTGAAGAAACCTCGAAGGGTCGAAGAAAGCGCGGTCGAAGTATTGCCCATCGTTTGAACGAGTAGGGTAAACTCTTACCTGACCAATAGCCGCAGAAATCGGGTAGTCAATTGGAAGGATTGCAACTCTAAACCGAACCGTTGGTGTGTAGTTCGTTGTCTTTATAACGTAGGCGTTGTCGTTGTAAACAAGCCCGTATTCGTCAGGTTCTCCGTTCTGAGTAAGGAAGATAGCCATTAGCTTTCGATTAGTTTCTTGATTTGTTCAAATGTCAATTCAATATCCTCTGCAATTGCCGCCTCAACTACTCCCGCTATTTTTGGCGTTACCTTGTCAAAGGCTGGTTTAATCCAGTTCTTCCCCTCTGTTGGGTAGCGTAGCTTTTTATACACTATCCACTCAGCCCAGCTTTTCCGTTGCTTGTCCGTGAATTGCTTGTCAGTTCCTCGAAGTCTTGCCAATACGTTAGGGTAGGTCAACCACTTTTCAATCTCTCCGACCGTTGGCGCATCTTCTCCAGCAGCCCGACCCTCGTCAAGACTGATTCCGTAGTCCGCCATTCTTATTTGCAACTTGTATATCTGCCCGAACAACTTAACTTTCGGTTGAGCATCAAGTGCCAATGTTGTCAATAAGTTACCTGATGCAATGTAACCTTGACCCTCGCCAGTTCCTAAAGTTGAGCCGCCTTGAAGCGAATCGGCTAACGCTTTGGTATACTCGCCTCGAAACTCGTTCAGAGCATCTATCAGTTTATCGAACGCCATTCTGTTTCATTTGATGATACTCGTGGTTCTGTTTAGCCTTTTGGAAGGAGATAAGGTTGAGGAACTCCCGTAACGGTAACGCAAAGAAATAACCCCACTTGGTGGCATCGTTATTTGACAAGTTGTTAACCACGTTCAGCCAGCCGTATTTCGATTCAAATGTTTCAACCTTCTTTCCGCTTGCTTCTTGACCTTCTCCGCCTTCCGTACCGAAGATTCCAGTATATGTTTGGCGGACATCAGATAACTGCTTAAAAAAAAAGCCGACAACGGTTGTACGATTGTCATTGGTGCTTGGAGCATTGCATCTGAAACTTCCTTGTGCTTCTCAGGGTCATATTTTCCTTTCCTCCAGCCGTACCATGTTTTCTTTTTCGGAACAAGAAACACAGCCATCACTTCGTGGAGTTGGTCGATAACCTTGTCAGGGTCTTTCATCAAGTGCATCAGCGTAATGTACTGCCCTCCGTTAAGGTTATAAACATCTGTGATAACATCGTATCTAACGCCTCCAAATTCCACCACCTTCTGTACCTCTCCGACCAATTGCTCGGTAAGAAATGAAAGCGTCTGCATACACTTAGCGTATGTCTTTAAGGAGTAGGTTTCAATCTCGTCAACTGGTACGCCTGACATGATGGAAATTATAGCCACGTTTGTCGGGTACTCTTCCCCCTTTTCTGCGAGTATTCGCTGGAGTGCTTGGAACTGCTCAACGGTTACACCAGCCCAACTATTTGGTAACTCAATCTTCATTCTTTATCTGCTCTATTTTCTTGATTGCCCAATTGACCCCAGCGTCTCCGCCCCATGCAAGCCACATCAAACGCCCGCAACCTTCGCCCAGCTTTCGGGTAGAGTTCCGTTTGTGTCGTATAAATGCCGCCATCCTTTCGATTGTTTCCAAACTGATAGGCTCGCGGTTTGCGAGTTGGTTAGCCCTTGCCTTTCCTACAGCAGTTCCACATCCTTTCCATCCGTTCTTCTCCGCCCAGTTTAGAGCGGCTTTGGCGTTCTCTGAAGCGGCTTTCGGGTAGTCCGTGTAAGCATCTTGCATTCGCCATATTTTGTTCAGTCGTTCAAGCATCTCGTTTATAAATAGCGAATCCGTGTTTTTGTGTCTGCAAGTGTGTTATTCCGCACTATTGAATAAACTTCAATCTCAATTCGTGATTCGCGATATGAAAAGTGTGTTATTCCGCACATTACCGAAGGGTATACTTCCCAGCGTTCGCCTTCAGCTTCTCCATTGCTACATATCTCAGAGCATCGAGTGCGTGGTTGTTATCGTCCTCAGGCTGGTTGGTTACTTGGTTTGTTTTGTAATCTCGTTTCCAAGCGTAGTTTCTCAACTCCCGAATGACATTAACCGAGTCTTGGTGAACCATTATCTGTACAGATTTCAGCTTATCGATGCCTGACCTTACCGAGTCTTGACCTTTGGCTACTGGTCGGATTCTGAAGCCAGCCCTTCTGATTTCTTCAATACTCTTCGGTTCGGCAGAATCGGCTATGATTTCGTCCGACCTTTGCAGCCCACACTTTCGCGCAATGTCCGCGTTGGTTAACCCTGTTTCGTACAGCACTTCACGAACCCACAGCTTGCCATCTTGGTAGAGTACTTCCACGAGTGCGGTCGGGTCGTTGGTAAACCCGAAGTCCAGTCCGTAGGCTTTCCACTTGTAGCCCGTTGGAAACTCTTTGGTTTCTGTCCAGTTCTCGTATATCGCGCCTTCACGCCTTGACCGTTGCCCTAACCCGTAGACCTTCCACTTGTACTCATCTGCGGTACCTCGTGATACATTAAAAGGAGTAGGTTCGTAGGAGTTTATTTTATCTCGTATGTGCTGGTCTAAGAACGTGTTGTCCAGCATCGTGGAATGAATCAAAACCACATCGTCCCGTTTGAGTACATTGTCGTATATCCAATGCTCATCGGTGGAAGGGTTGTAATCAAGAATCCACTTGCCCTTGCAACGCTGCTCCAGTTGGTCGAAGTCGTCCTTGCTTGTTTCTATGGCTTCGTTCAGCCAAAAGTAATCGGTTTCGATACCATGCAGCTTCTGACTATCGTCAAGCCCGTAGAACTCAAACGTAGACCCGTGAGCGGAGTAGATTAAATCGGTCTTATTAAACGCCTCATCCTCCCATACCTCAAGGCTTTGGAGTACTTTCTTGAACGTGTCGAGTACGGTCGGCTTAATCCACGTCCTCCTGAACCTCGCAATTGCGATTCTCTTTGGTTCTTGTAGTCCCGTAAGGTAGACGGCTTGGCAGATGCTCCACGTCTTGGAACTACGTGAGCCACCCTCAAGCACAATTCCCCGAACTTGTTTATCATTAAGGGCAGCCCAGAGGTCATCAAATACGCCAGTTCCTTCAATTTTCACGTCAGTTTATTGGTTGACAATTGGTACAAATCTATACTCCAATTTTTTTCCAAATGCTCTTCCGTA